GTAGTAATTGAAGGGGCAGTTAAAGTAGTTGCAACGGCTGCGCTACCTGTTGAGCCAAAGTATTGAGATACTTGCACTTCATTCAGTGTTTGGGCTGAGGCTGACTTTGCCCAATAAGAAAGTGTCACTGTCTGCCCTGCAAATGTTCTTACGTTTTCGATCCCGTTATAAGAGAAATAAGCAAAAGTATTAGTCGAAACTACGCGACCAAAAAAAGTCCCTTCATAACCTGCAACAGGTGCTGTGCCAGGAGTGAAAGATTGCTGAGTTGCTGTTGTTGCTGAAGCTGCATATGTATAACTTCTCCACCGATCAGCAAAGAAGAAGAAGCCAACACCAGCAGGATTGAAACTTGTACCGCGTTGCCAAATACCAAAGTTGGCGTTAATGATCTTATTCTTGCCTGCTTGACCAAAGCCGATATTCCAAACTGAAGCGTCAATAGCATCGCCTAGAATGCGGATATCCTGTGCGCCATTCTTAACAAGGCTAGTGTTATCTGGCTCAGCCCAGCCATAGTTAGTCGTAGTTGCCATCAGTTAGTTCTCCAGTCGGGACGATTGAGTAATTGTATCATTGAGGTTTCTTAGATAGGTGGTATTGAGAAGTCTGTTGCTGAGACATACAAAGTCATATCGACATAGGTTGGAGTGGCATTAACAGCTACGTTTTCCACAAAGCCAGTAAAGGTTCCCCCAAGCAGGTTGCTCGGTAGATTGTTAATAGACACAGGCTCATTACAAAACACCGTAATAAGATCATCCAGAATTGCGCTAGGTAGTTGAGGGTTATCTAAGCGAAAGCGAATCGCGCCTAGTGAGCCTCTAGGATCTCTGCGTAAATCAAGCTCTCTCACAGCAATTTGCTGCATATCTGTAGTGTTAAGAATGTTGGATTCTGTTGATTTCTCAAACAGCCCATAGGCTGCTATTGAAGCAGTATCTGTCAAGGTTAGAAGCGTTGCGTAACCTGTAGAGTATTTATAGATAAGGCTGTTGCGTAGTCGAGCAGTCTGGGTCTGAGACTGGATACTGCTAGGAGTTGCATAATCTGCATTAAGGGCTGTGTAGCCATTAGCAAGAAGATAGTTCTCGCGGTGATCAGCATCGGCATAATAAACTAACCCGTCCGGACCTTCTGAAATAATGCCTAATCCGCTATTGGCTATCTGATCTACTAGGGTCTGGCTCTTAGCCGAGGCAGATGCGTTAATCTGGATCATGTCGAACTCGCCTTGATCGATCTGACCTAGAGAGTTCTCGGCTTGATTCCATGTAACTGTTGCTGGATAAGTAGCCCACGTAACAGTCGCGTTTACTTCATCCCATGTACCAGCAAGGGCTGCATCTAGAATAAGTGCAATCTGCTCGCCATCTCTTGCAGAGGCAAGGGCTGTGTTATAGACCGCTTTGGTTAGTTTAGATAGTGGACCAATACCCAAGATAGTGCCAGTGGTGACAAAGCCTGTCTCGTCTGGGCTTCTAACCCCGATGTTAAAGTCTGACACTGTGCCCTTAAATACTTGCTTATAAACACCTGCTGAGTTCTTTAGCTCTAAAGTGATTGGCTCAGTAATGCTAATCGTAAAGGCTGAGTTATCGGCATTAACTATCTGGACTTGGCAGTAACCTGCTGTGGCTTGCCGATCTATGTCTAATCGACCAGTTGCATAGGAAACAGAGGTAACAGTCGTATAGACATCATCACCTACTGTGACTCGCCATTGTGGAAGCCAAGGCATGCTTAAGCGACTCTCAGTGTGCCGCGCTGGGCTGCATCTGTAAGCACTTGGTCGATAGCCTCAGCGATAGCGTTTGGATCACCAATGCCAGTGTTCACAATAATTGTGTTACCGCCACCACCCATAGCAGAGCCAGGGAAACCGCTAGAGGCGTAGTTGCCTGCTGTAGAGGAATAGCCTCCACCACCGACTATAGGTACAAAACTGCCAGCAGCTAGTGCATCAAGGAGTGAAGGAGTGCCTGCACCTGCGCCTGCTCCTGCGCCTGCTCCAGCACCACCGCCACCGCTAGTGCCACCTCCAGCAATCATCTTTAACTTTGCAATAGCAGCATCAAGGTTGGCTAGGTTGATTAGATCCTTAGGAAGTATCGCATCAAGGATGCCTTTAATCTCAGTTAATTTAAGGCTTTGACCAGTAAGAGCACCAAGCACTCCAAGGTCTGCATTGAGTTTAGCCGTTGCATTAGTTATGGCTGCAACGTCCTTGGAGGCAATAGCATCTTCAAGATCCAGAATAGATTGCTTGACCTCTAGGCGAGCAAGGTCGTTAGTAATCTGTAGCAGTTGTGCTTTACTAGTAACTTTGCCTAGTTGCTCGGCTGCACTCTTTTCAGCTGCTGCTAACTGGATCTTCTCCATGTCAAAGACATTAGATCCTTTGCCAAGGGCTAGGTTAGCCTTGTCAATGGCTGCCTTTAACTGCTTGGCTTTAAGTTGCTTTAATTCTTCTGCTGTGAGCTTCTTGCTAGATCCAAGAGTTGCAGCAGTATATTTGGCTTCTAACTCGGCTAGGTGAGCAAGTCCTGCCGTTGGATCATTAGCAGAGCCTTTGTTTGCCGCATCAAATATCTTTCGCAGCATTGCTATACCGGTAAACTTAAATAACTTATCTATATCAAAGATTGCACCACTACCACCACCGGGTATTTTAGGAATGCTTTTTATCTTGTCAATAAGTATGGCTAAGCCTTGGATGGACTCGGATATAGCCGTAGCAAATTCTTCCATATTTGTCGCAAGATCACTGACTGTAGAGTCCTCAGATAAGATTTTTAACGAGTCAATAATTCCCTTACCGATGATCTCCTGAACGTTGGCAGATGCAACGGATAACTTATCCATTGAGCCTTGGAAAGTATTGGCTGAGGCAGTGGCAGATCCAGCAAAGGTATCCGACAGTTGATTCATTATGTCATCGAAAGACTTAGCCTTGAGATCAGCCTTGGAAATGCCTACGCCTAATTTGCCAAGGGCTGTGTTATTCCCTAAATATGCTTTGGAAATTGCCCCTGTTACAGAGGCTAAATCTCGTCCTGTGGACGCACTAATATCTAGAGCGATCTGTAATAACTTTTGGCTTTGTGCTGTGTTCCCTGTTGCTACGGCTAACTGCTGATAAGCAGGGCGCAGCTTGTCATCGACTACACCAAACTCGCTTTGTAACTTCTGGATAAAAGCTTCTGAAACAGCAACATCTCGACCTAGCCCAACATTCTTTAGAGCTAGTGCTAGTTGCTTCTGTGCCTTCTCATCAGCTGCCGCTGCCTTGACTGAGGCTTTAGCATAGTTTAAGACTGCTGTAGCACTGAAAGCAACGCCAAGAGTTTTAGCCACATTCTTAATGTTCTTGCTTAACTTATCGGCAGAAGTCTCGGCTTGCTTAAAGGCATTCTTGCCAGTGAACTCCGCTGCAATGTCAATGACTATATTTGCCATGATTAACCTCTCGCCTTCGCTGTTGCGTTAAGTTTATCGGCTGCTGTCTTAATAGCATTAAGGACTGACTCTCTAGCCTTGCCTTGGTTTTCTTCATAAGCACGATACAGGGCGCGACCTTCCATCTTGCCATCGCCTTTCATCTGTGCGCCAAACTTGCCATTCTGGTTTTGCACAAAGCGACTGCTAGGAGTTTTGCGACCCATAGTTTCATAGATTGCTCCAGCTGCGGTTTTGTTAAACACACGAGCGAGTGATCTAAAGCCTCTACGGTTTGGCTTTGATGGTGAAGTCTTATAGCCGATTCCAGCCTTGACCTGACGAGCAGAGTAAGTAGGGAATCTGGCCTGAGAGTTATCTCTAGGCAGCCAGCCGCTTAGGACTGATCCGTCATCCGGTAGATAACCTTTAGCAGTCTTTGTGATTGGCTTTAAGGCTCCAGCGATCTCCTTCTGAGTTTCTTTACCCAGATCAGGAGCGAACTTACGTAAGGCTTTGCGGAGTTCAACGCCGCCCTTTACGCTTGCTGGCATCGTCTACCTCCTTCGCTTCATCTCTGAGACCTTGCAGAAGTGCATCTAGCATGGTCTTATCTAGTTCTAACAGTTGCTGTGGCGCGATCCCCAACCTAATGCTCAAGCGAGCAATGAGGTAGGTGAATGGTTGATCGCGCTTTAAGCTAAAGGGTCTGAGTCCTCCACAGAAACCGATTTGAGGGTTTCTATGTAGTCCATCCCGAAAGGCTTAACAGTTTCACCTGATCTGCGTGTTACTTCCCAAGCTAACCAATAGACATGACTCTGGAGTTCTTGATCTCTGAACGCCTTATGGAAACCCATTTTAGCGTACTGCTCAAATGCGTACTCCACTGCTGGAGTGATTTCGCCTTCTAGTACGCTTCCATCTTGTCGAACGATCTTTAACTTTGCCATGCTTTGCCCCTTAGTTAGTTAGTTTAGAATGTGCCGGTAGTAGCTACTGCAACA